CTTCCCTGATGCAGAAGAAGATTTTGAATACTACAGGCATACTTTGCTTAAAGAGATCTTCCCAGATCAATATAAAGAGGCTGAAAAAGAGCTTGCAGAAAGTAAAGAGTACGATAAAAAGGGAAATGTATTAACCCTTAAGGCTTGGACAAAAACGGAAGGCAATGCATGACAGATCCAGTAAATAATCCAGTTCACTACAATCAGGGTAGTATAGAGTGCATCGACGCTATAGAAGCTATGGTTGAGAATATGTCTGGGCCACTAGCTCAACCTGCTGGGAATGTATTGAAGTACATGTGGCGTTGTGAATACAAGAACGGTCTAGAAGATATAGATAAAGCCCTATGGTATCTAAAAAGAATGCGAAAGCGCTGGGTGGAGACTCACAAATGAGTATAAAGTTCAGCATTACCTATGTAGTAACGGTAGATGAAAATAATAACATACTATCATCTTTTGAAGATAACTATGAACAAGACATACATGATTTAATAACAGATGTTATGTATGATATAGACGATGTAGAAATAAGCAACTTAATGGTAAAGGAAAGAAGTAGATGATTAATGAAGCAGACTTAAAAGCGTTTGGTTACTTTGATATGTTTCAGAACAGCCCTGATTGGAGTAATGACCCTGTAAGGTTTTATAGTCAGTTTGTAGAAGATAAAGTATTCACTAAAGGCAGGGAGCGTCTACTAGAAAACACTTTAGGTTTATGTGGTGAAGCAGGAGAGGTAGCTGAAAAAATTAAAAAAGTATTTAGGGATAAAAATAACTATAGTGATGAAGAGATACTAAAAGAGCTAGGGGATGTTTTGTTTTATGTTACTGCTTTATCAAACATCTTTGGTGGAAACCTTAAAAAGACTATGGAAATGAATATGGCAAAGCTTAACGATAGAGAGCAGCGTGGCGTTTTAAAAGGATCGGGAGACAATAGATGAATAACTACCTACCAACAGACTATCAAAGCTTTATAGCTTTATCTCGCTATGCTAAATATTATGACGGTAAAGGGCGAGAGAATTGGGGCGATACAGTACAGCGATACATGGATAACGTTGTACACCCAAAGGCAGGCACTGACAGCTACGTTAAGGCTTTAGGTGAAGCTATTATGAACCTAGAGGTTATGCCCTCTATGCGAGCTATGATGACAGCAGGGCCAGCGCTTGACAGAGATAACACTGCTGGGTATAACTGTAGTTATTTACCCGTAGATGACCCTAAAAGCTTCGATGAGGCTATGTACATTCTCTTGTGTGGTACTGGTGTTGGGTTCTCTGTCGAGCGGCAGTACATCAGTAGACTCCCCGAAGTTCCTGAATTGTTCAATAGTGATACCACAGTCGTTGTAAAGGACAGTAAGGAAGGTTGGGCTAAAGCGTTCCGTCAAGTTCTTGCGCTCCTCTGGGCTGGTGAAATCCCGAAGTGGGATGTGTCTCGTGTACGTCCTGCAGGTGCTAGGCTTAAGACGTTTGGTGGTAGAGCTAGTGGCCCAGCGCCTCTGGTAGAACTGTTTAACTTTGCTATCACAACCTTCAAGAATGCACAAGGACGTAAGCTGTCTAGCGTAGAGTGTCACGATCTTATGTGCTTCATTGGTCAAATTGTAGTTGTAGGTGGTGTTCGTAGATCAGCCATGATCAGTTTGTCTAACTTATCAGATGATCGTATGCGCCATGCTAAATCAGGTCAGTGGTGGGAGACTGCCTCATGGAGAGCATTGGCTAACAACTCTGTATGTTATACTGAAAAGCCTGATATGGAAACGTTTATGCGTGAGTGGACAGCTTTAGTTGAGTCAAAGTCAGGAGAACGAGGTGTATTTAATCGTCAAGCATGTAAAGATTTAGCAGTTAAGCATGGACGCCGTGATCCTAACCATGAGTTTGGCTGCAATCCATGTTCAGAAATCAGCTTAAGACCATACCAATTTTGCAACTTAACGGAGTGTGTTGTACGTGCTACAGATACTGTGGAAGATCTTGAACGAAAAGTCCGTCTGGCAACAATTCTGGGAACTATACAATCCACATTTACAAAGTTTCCCTACCTGCGAAAGGTGTGGACTAAAAATACAGAAGAAGAGCGGTTGCTTGGAGTGTCACTAACAGGGATAATGGATAATCCCCTTATGACATCCGCAAACAGAGGATTGGAGAAAACACTTGAGCATCTACGTGACATTGCTGTGGCTACCAATGCTGAATGGGCTGACCGTCTTGCTATACCTGTATCTACTGCAATTACGTGCTGTAAACCCTCGGGAACGGTATCACAACTGGTGGATAGTGCCTCTGGCATACATGCTCGCCATAGTTCCTATTATATCCGTACTGTCCGTGGTGATAATAAAGATCCGCTAACACAGTTTATGAAAGATAAGGGTGTACCTAATGAACCGTGTGTAATGAAGGGTGACACTACTACAGTGTTTAGCTTCCCCATTAAATCACCAGAGGGTGCGGTAACTAGGGTAGAGACAACAGCCATTGAGCAATTAGAGTTGTGGCTGACGTACCAACGGCATTGGTGTGAACATAAGCCAAGCGTGACAATCTCAGTACAGGATTCTGAATGGATGGAAGTAGGTGCGTTTGTGTATAAATATTTTGATGAAATGTCGGGTGTGTCTTTTTTACCTCATTCTGATCATACGTACCAACAAGCACCTTATCAAGATTGCTCGAAAGAAGAGTATGAAGAATTGTTATCTCTTATGCCAAAGAGTATTGATTGGTCAGAGCTTACGCAATATGAAGACGAAGATAACACCGCTGGCAGTCAGACTATGGCTTGCACAGGGGATTCTTGTGAAATAGTGGATCTAACATGAGCGTGTACGTATTAGTGGGGCGGGTTGACTGCCCTCACTGCTCCAAAGCTATGGGTTTAATGAGAGATAGTGGTATTGTAGCTCAGTACTACTCTCTCAACGACTCTAAATGGTTACTTGACTTGTTTAAAAAGTCGAGTATAAAGACTGTACCTCAAATCTGGGATACAGAAGGTAATCACATAGGTGGTTACACTGAACTCAAAACTCTCTTGAAAGGAGATTAACAATGACAGGATTTGAATTTATGGCAGTTGCAACTATTGGTATGGTTGCTGTTGGTGAAGTTGTAAGTCTTACGGCAGAGTATGGCCCCGTAATCATTGAACAAGTAAAGGGCTGGTTCTAATGTATGTCCTAGTACTCATTATGGCTTTTGAAGGTAATATTAAAGTTCAGTCTTTTGATGGTATCTTCTTTGATTTTGATAGCTGCAACAAAGTAGCTGTAGCTACGGAAGAGCGATTAATGAGTACTAGGCCTTCACCTCAATCAGAAGCTAATACTTATTGTTTCCAGATACCAGAAAGTGCATAATGCAATTAGAACTCTTTGATAAACCAATAAAGAAAATAGCAGAATCAACCAGAAAGTGCAAAAACTGTGGAGAAGTACATCCTTTAACTGAGGAGTTTTTTGGAATTAGAAATAGGGTACATTTTTCAAGAGCAGATAGCTTAACGGTCTACCATAGGCATACATGTAAAACATGTGATTCCAAGATGGGTGGGGAAGTACGCTTCTTAAGAAAAAAGCACATAGCAGAAAAGGGAGACACATGTTCTTGTTGTGGTAAAAAAGTATCCCAGCATTCTAGGGGTTATAACTCTTTGGTTTTAGATCATTGTCATGTTACGGGTAGGTTTAGGGGTTGGATATGTTCTGATTGTAACGTTGGTATAGGTAGAATGGGTGACAGTGTAGAGGGCTTGCAAAAAGCAATAAACTACTTAAAGGCTTGTGATGAACGTAGCTGACTTTCCTAAAAAACAAAGTAGATCAAAAAGAAAAACAAACTACAAGAACTCCGAAGCTAAACAGACTTCGGGGTTCTCCCCTTTAACTGAAAACCAAAACCTTCTCTGGGGTGCTATGCAATCTTATAGACAGGTGTTTATATTAGGCCCTGCAGGTACAGGAAAAACTTATGTTACAGCTACCTATGCAGCAGATCTGTACACACTTAAGTCTATAGACAAGATTGTTATAACACGCCCTCATGTTGCTGTGGGTAAAGACCTTGGTTACTTGCCGGGGTCTCTAGAAGAAAAGACTTATCCTTGGGCGTTACCCGTTCTAGATGTACTTAATAAACATTTAGGTAAGGGTACGGTTGATACGGCTATAAAGAATGGTAATATAGAAATGGCTCCTCTGGCACTGATGCGTGGGCGTAGTTTTGATAATGCTTTTATTATAGTTGACGAAACTCAAAACATCACAACCCATGAGCTAAAAATGCTGTTGACCAGAGTTGGTGAAGAAAGTACAATAGTTCTTAATGGTGACGTACAGCAGTCAGATCTTAAAGAGGCAGATGGTTTATCTAAAGTAATACACCTAGCTAAAAAGTATATGCTGCCTGTACCCATCATAGAGTTTGGTGTGGATGACATTGTTCGTAGTGATATCTGTGCTGATTGGGTAAAAGTATTTATGGAAGAAGGTCTATGAAGTTAGAAGAAGAAGCACGAGAAGTGACACACAAAAAGAAGGTAGAGTTTGCTAAAGCCATGCGAGAGTATGCAAACTACACAGAGAAGTACATGACAGACAATCTCTATCCTAGCCATGAGTTAGACAATGCACTACGTAATCTACAAGCGTGTGTACTGTGGTCAGAAGAAGCTGCAGATCTACATGGTATAAAATAAAAAGAAGGGGCCGCAAGGCCCCTCTCTCTTATCTACTCCAATTTGTTTTAGTCTTATAGAAATCTACATAATCAAAGTAAGCCTGTAGCTCTGGATATGTCATGTCTCGTATAGAGCCACTAAATCCAAACTCCCTTCTCATATAATCTAATGCAGCTTTCTTTGCAGTCTTTGGTTGAGCAGATGCTTTTCGTTGCATTGATAACAGTCTGGTGGGTGCAGGTGCGTTATTCTCCATGTAGTCTTTGATGTCTTTAGCTACATCGTTAAACTCATTCTTCCAGACAGCCCTTTGATCCCTCTTTGATAACTTTTGAAAAGCAGGATCTAC